GCTGCGCAGCCGAGAACTTTATTTCTAAAACTGAATACATTCCGCACTTGACATGATATAATATAAATAGAATATGAAAGGAGCTACAAGTATGAAAATAGATACGCTAGAAGCCGCTCTTTGCATGATGCGGGCGCGCGGCGATTGGACGGAAGACGACCTTAAGGATATTGACTCGGCGCTAGATGAAATTGCCGATTGCAAGACACGTGGTAAAGACCTCGATGATATTTGGCACGGTGATGTTCACATTATTCATACCAACGACACGATAGATTTAGTCAATAAGAACTTGTATGATATGTACGGTCGCATGATGCGTCAAAATCAAAACTTGGTTGAGCTTGACTTGTTCTTAATGGCTTGCTACGGTGGTTCAGTTGATTGCTTAGGCTTTGAACATTGGCCAGCTAAGGCGCTGGAAGACGGTTATTGGTTAGTCAAGGACTTATGGTACGAGAATGAAACATACGGCTTTAACAATCCAGATGGCACCTTTAGTAATAAAGCCGAGACTACCGCTGGACCTACACGATATTAAGAGAGTTGCGGCTATAAGCCGCAATTCTTTTTCGCCTTTTATGCGGCCCGGCATTACCAAGCCGAAGCTGGGTTTTAGCGGCCAGCCACAGCTTGGCTGGCCGAGGCAGCAAGGAGTTTTAGCGGCCAGCCCGCGGCCCAACGGGCTGAAGCTGCACTAGCTATAAAAGTGGGACGAGGAGATGTTTGGTCTCCTCGTCCGTATGTTATTCGAACATCGTCCGAAGGTCGGTCTCGACCTCCTTGAGTCGATACGGAAGTTCACACTGGTAAAGTGTCACGGTGTCACACTCGTCCTCGTCTCCACCGTGTTCCATGATGAAGTCTACCATCATGAAAATTTCGTTCAGTTTCTCGTATATTGTCTCACCTCCTTTCATATTACCATTATAACATGTCTTCATACAGTTGTACATAGGTTTGTCAATTTAATGTGGCGGCCACATAAAGTTCAAAAACTGACACCAAACTGCGCGAACTATGTTATAATTAAAATATAGAAAGGAGTGAGTACTATGTTTACTGCAGAAGAGCTGCGATACCTTAGGAGCTGCGTATCCTACGCACAGCTTCAAGGAACTACAAGCGATATTCAAGTCCTTGACCTTGATGAAAGTGAGGAAACGTTCCTTGATGTACAGCGAGAGCACCTCGCGCAACTATGGCAGAAGATTAACAAGGAGCTGCGAAACATCTAATTGCAGGCCACCGCGGGGTTTTAGCCGCGGTGGTCTCACCTTTGGTGGGCTGAGGCGGCAAGGGGTTTTAGCGGCCAGCCCTCAGCCCGGCGGGCCGAGGCTGGGTTTTAGCGGCCAGCCACGGTTTGTCAAACTGACGCGGCGTTTTAGCGGCCAGTCGCGGTCCAACGGGCTGGGGCCGCTTGGGGTTTTAGCCGTGGACGCACAGGCTCGCCCGGTCGAGGCTGGCTGCGGGCTAGTAGGTCGCTAAGCCCCGTCCGACTGCGGCCACCCTCCTGGTCCAGGGCAAAATGAAAAAGGGAGGATTTCTCCTCCCTTTTCTTTATTTGAGCATCCTGGCGAACTGGTCATGCGGCCATCGGTCAATGTACTCCCTTTCTAGGTCCCGGCATTCGAGGCCGCGGCGATGGAGCTCATTTATGGTCGTTTTCAGGTTTTTTCGGTCCCTCTCGCACGTGCAGCGCACCCAGGTGTCCGGCCCCAGGTCTTGCTCCAGGGGAAATCGGCTTTTGCAGTCTATACATCTCATGTCCATGTTCATATTCTCCTTTTCAAGAGCTCCTCAAAAGAGGAGCTCAAATATGTTCCACCATGAATAAGTGGGATTTGGGAAGCAGTTTTGTGTAACAACCTCAATGTAACTTGCGACAAACAGGAGGCAGCAGGTTAGGAATATCGCGCTCATAAGGATGCAACAGAAGTATTCAATTGTCTTCATTTTAATTAGCTCCTTTCATATGTCCCCTTTAAGGGGAGGGGGATTTTTCATCCCCCTCTTTAAAGAGTCTCTATATGAGACTCTTTAGAAGTTCTACCACTTTTTCTTGACTCAAGTTTCCACTTGTTTCAAGAGTATCTATGATAGTTTGAACATCTGTTTTTCTAACATGTTCATTGTCTGTAGGTTTGATGTTTTCTCTTCTCTTAATCAACATCTCTTCAATTTTACAGGCGTTTTTGTATTCATCATTGTCACCTTCAATTGTAGTCAACCATTTAGTCAATGTCTTTTTTGATTGAATACTTCTTATGGCCTTTATAGTCTCATCATAATCAAGACTATCAACATCTTCTTGAGTATATTGTGTAACAAACTTTTCTTTAGGGTCTAGAAGGTTTCTTGCCTCTTTTAAGACTTGTTCATATCTCAAAGTCTCATTCATTTCTTTTTCATAAGAACTTTTTCCTTTTTGTTTTCTCAATCTACATTTGATTGATTGAACTCTTTTAAGTTCTTTTGAAACCTTCTCCAAGTCTTTGTCAAATTTGTCAACAATTTTCTCAATTTCTTTTAAGTTAGTCATAGTAATTCTCTCACTTTCTTTTAATAAGTTTTGATTTTGACTTGTTGAAACTTTATTCAATTGTCAAAGTTCAATTGTCGAATAATGTCAAAATCTACTTTCAATCGATTTTGTTTAGATTCATTATTCATTTTCTATATTTATTATATCAAAAAATTTGACATTTGTAAATAGGCAATTCACACAAAGATTATAAAAATTTTCCGTGCAGAATGACGGGGCCTAGCGCAGCGGCGCTTAATCCAAGTAATAATCTAAACATAACCCCGGAAATAAGTCCAAAAATCATAACAGCCTGGCTAGTTTGAAAAGCCCACTTTTACTGGCAAAAATTTGTGAAATTTGCGAGTATTCTACTCCATAAAGCGTAATATTAGTACAAATAGGCCAAAGCACAGCACCACCGGAGCCCCTGCGCTACCAAAATGGAAGAAATTTGTAGATATTTCGCCATATTTATATAAAACGGCCTATATTTACTCGCATCAAGCCCATACTAACAAATAACGGGTTCGTAATGACTTTCGAGGGTAATTATAAAGGGATTATTACGTACGCGTTGCGAGTAAAGACAAAAATACGCGTCTATCTACTAGTCAAGTACACTTGTAGCTATACTTCCCAGCGATTGTGCGTATAATATAATTAGGTAAGGAGGTGCCAATATGGACGATGGAGGAGCGTTGCAACCTCTTGATGATAAACTGATGATTACGTGCGCCCGCTGCGGGCAGTACAAAGAGGCCCATCATGTAGATACGCACCTATGCATTGACTGTAGTCACGCGGAATCTACTAGGCTTACATACTATCGGCAGCACCAGGGCGATTGGCTTACAGAGGCGCGGGAGCAAGGTCTTGATGTGTGGCTGCAGCAACCAGGTGAGACACAGTGGGAGTATAGTGCCTGGCTCGCTTATCGTGACAGCTATCCAGGGAAGAAGCCTTCTTACGGTGACGTGGCGAAGCAGCTCAATACAAGCTATAACGCTGTAAGGAAGATTGCACAGAGATGGAGCTTCCAGGCGCGCATGCAGGTTTGGATTGCTGAGTGCGACCGGATTACGCTACTGCAACGCAGAGATGAAATCCTTAACATGAATAAGGAACACATCGATATGGCGGCCAAGCTGCGCTCAAAGCTAAATACGGCTATTGAGGCCATTGTACCAGAGTCTTTGAAGCCTGGTGAGATTGCTTCACTTGCTAAATTAAGCACTGAGCTTGAGCGTAAGGCACGCACAGACAGTATCGCGCAAGATGAGTTGCGCAAGGAACTTGTATCTGACAACGTGAACCCAGAGCTAAAAAAGCAGCCTACTAAGCAGGGTGACCTGGAGGAGGTTGTGAAAATACTAATGAAGGCTGGTGCTCTTGGGTCTATTACAACAATAGGTGTCAAAGAGACTACAACCACTACAAGAGAAGTTGTAGCTAAGGACGAGACTATAGGTGCTGAAGCTGCCATTATCCAAGAGGAGGACTACGATGAGTAAGGCAAAAAGAATGTATGGCACCTACGAGTCCGAGACATTTACAGAGGGTGGCGTAACATATCGCCGCTGTGTATTCTGTGGAAATGTCAAGCCTATAACGGAGTTTCCGAAGAACGGTTACGATGAAAACGGTAAGGCACGTTATAGGCTTGATTGTAAGACTTGCTATAATATCCGTCGCCACGAAAATAAGGCTAAGAAATCTCATTCAGACTTTATTGGCGGGCAGAAGCGGCGAGGTGAGGCCGAACCAAAGTTAAGCCATCAGGAGTGGAAGGAAATAATGATTTTCTTCGGTGGCGCGTGTGCGTACTGTGGTTGTACGCCAAAGCGTGGTCAGAGGTTGACTAGGGACCACTTACAACCCTCTAGCGAAGGTGGGAGAACTTCCCAGGATAATATAGTGCCGGCATGTAGCGCATGCAACAGCTCAAAGGGCGCTGAAGATTTTAAGAGTTGGTTTATGCGCCAGCCATTCTTCAGTCAAGAGCGCCTGAACCGTATCTTCAAGTGGCGCAGTATAATGAGACAAGTAGGAGGTGACAAAGATGAGTGAACTGATTTCTTCGTATCTGCCAACAGCTATTCTGATAGTCGGTATTCTGGCATTCCTGGTCTCAGTAATTACTGAGGTGACGAAAGGGCTTCCATGGCTCAGTACGATTCCCACAGATGCACAGGTCATTGTGCTGTCGATTGTTCTAACACTTGTAGCGTTCTTCGCATACATTGCGTATATGTCGATCGTAGTCACATGGTACTACATCGTCGGTGCCGTTATCTGCGGTTTCTTCGTTGCGTTTGTGGCAATGTATGGCTGGACTAAACTTACTGAATTATGGTCACGCTTTCAAAATCCGGATTCTGAGTAATAAGGAGGTGTCGGGTCATGGATTTAGAGGGACTCGATTTAAGCGCGCTACAAACGGCATTAACTCCCAGACTTACTAAGTATATCCCCTATGGCCCGACACCTACTATAGACGGTGTACAACTATAACAGTCTTTAAGCATTGTTATGTGTGTGGTAAAGTACAAAGGTGTGCTGGTAATACCTCTACTACTTGTATAAACTGTGAAGCAGCCGGGCTTAAGTATTGTGTTCATTGTAAGACAGTAAAACCGTTAAATGAATTTGAACAACGACGTGGTAAAGTAGGTAGTATTTGTAAACAATGTAAGAATGCTAAACAAAATATGCGGTATAAAACAGATACTATATTCAAGACTGCTATGAATATATCAGCAAGGCAATACTCCAATGATAGATACGCTACTGATAAACGGTTTAGAGCGGCTGAACAAGTACGTAAACAACATCGGAGAGCTCTTGGCGAGCTAACGGTAGAGCAATGGCAGGCTATCTGTACACGGTATGGGAATGTCTGCGCATATTGTGGTGCTTCAGCAGATTTAACGCTAGACCATATTGTGCCAGTCAGTAAAGACGGTAAGACTACCTTAGCAAATATAGTTCCGGCATGTACAGCGTGTAACAGCAGTAAACAAGCCAGAGATTTATTAGACTGGTATCCACTACAGGACTTTTTCTCAGAATATAGGCTAGATATGATACTTAAGCAACAAGTAGGAGGTGTAGACTATTAACTTTACAGATGTTGACTTAGCTGCTTTACAAGGCGCGCTAACACCTCGTTTAACTAAGTATATTCCACTAACACCTACACCTAAACAAGCAGCGTTTTTACTCACAAACAATGTGAGAGAAGTGCTATACGGAGGGGCGGCAGGGGG